ACTGAAATATGGTTTAATGTTTCAGATAACAATGAATTAAGGATAATTGAGGTTTCATCTTATGATGGTGATCCTTTAACAGTTTTAGAACACAAAATAGTAGGTAATGCTTTTTATTACAAGACCGTATTCGAAGAGCTAAAATTTGAGTCAGTCGCAACATTTACTATTATAAATAAAGACACTATGGCTTTAGACATTACAAGTGACTATCCAGCAGTGGTATTGTACAGAAGAGTTAAATAAAAACAAATAATAAATACGCTTAACAATAACAATAACAATAACTAAACTAACAAAAAAAAATGAGAACACCAGCTAAAAAAGTGACAACAAAGAAAGCAGCAACAAAGAAAGCAGCGGTTAAAAAAGCCGCCCCGTTAATGCAAAAAAGTGCAATTGCAAAAAAGAAAACACCTCCAGTTAAACAAATGGAAACAATTAAAGCGGCCGGAAGATATCTTGGTGATCTTAAAGATAAAGTTGTCAAAAGAGTTTCAAGTGCGGACGCCGCAGGACAAAAAGCTTATAACGATAGTTATAAAACAGAAAGAACGGTTTTTACTAATGAGCCAACAGGTAGTTATACAAAAAATCCGGGTGCTTATATTTCAAGTTTTGCAAGTGAACTTGTTAATCCAAAAACGTCAAAGAAGAAAAAACGCTAAATGAAAAATCTATCAACAACAGGTTATAAAAAAAATAGTCCTGATAAAGATAGACCTTATAATGTAATACCTAGTAGGGAGATCACAATGAAAAACGTTGATTTCCCTGTCTACGGTATAGACAACAAAGGCAATTCTAAAGTTATGCAGCCTGGCAAAGATTATAGTTTTCCAGGAGATGTTGTATTAGAGGTGCCATTAAGAAGGAATAAAAAAGGAATATATAATAGAATGTTTAAAAAATAATCAAATTAAATAAAAATGGAAAACAAAGTTACAAAAGAACAATTAGACAAGATTACAGATCAACAGAAAGCATTAAATATGATGCTATCTAACATTGGCGTGCTAGAATCTCAGAAGCACGCGTTATTACATCAAATTGCTGAAGTTAATAAAGAAATTGAAGAGACTAAAGTTGAACTTGAGAATGAGTATGGTGCTATAAACATTAATCTTGAAGACGGTTCATATACCGAAATTGAGAAAAAAGATGAATAATTGTGGACCAAGTTATAAGAAAAATAAGTATTGGAGCGGATTATAAAGATAATGCAATGCATTATTCAGTAGGACAAATAGTATATGGGGGTCATGAGATTTCCCATATATTATTTGAGCCAGCTGATAGTTCTTATAGTATACATATAAAGAAAAATGAAGAGGTAATGCCATGGAAAAAGTTTAACATTAATATGGCGGTTGCAATTGAATATGATTTAGAGTACTAATGAGGAGTGTATTTAGTTATTTAGTAAGACCAATAGGAGACAGATATGATAATAAGGTTGCTGTTGGAGATAAAGAGTTAATCCTTAATACATCGATTGAAAGCTTTAAATCTGTAAACAATCTAGCAGAAGTCGTGGCTGTTCCATTAGCAATAGAGAATACCAACATAAAAGTAGGTGATCTAGTAATTATACATCATAATGTATTTAGAAGATTTTATGATATTAGAGGAAAGCAAAAGAATAGTCGTGCATATCTTATGGAGGATCTATACTTTTGTGAATTGGATCAAATATATTTATATAAGCAAGGTGGCAAATGGAATACTGTTGGTGACCGGTGCTTTGTAAAACCATTAAAGAATATAGATCATTTTAAGCTAGATAAAGAACAAAGACTTATTGGAATACTAAAATATGACAATAGCTCCTTAAATGAGCTTAAAATCAATCGTGGAGACTTAGTAGGATATAAACCTTATGGTGAATATGACTTTAATGTTGAAGGCGAAAGATTATATTGTATGAAATCAAATGATATTGTAATTAAATATGAATACAAAGGAAACGAAGCAGAGTATAATCCAAGCTGGGCGAAAAGCAGTTGAGGAATTAATTAAGGTTGCAGAAGAAGCTATTATTGGTAGTGATGATGATTTAAGTGCCGATAGATTAAAGAACGCGGCTGCTACAAAGAAACTAGCAATATTTGATGCTTTTGAAATTCTAAACAGAATAGACGAAGAAGAAAAAATGCTTGAAGATAATAGCACTGACGATACGCCGGCAAAACAATTTAAAGGATTTGCAGAAGGGAGATCTAGGTAATGTATAATCAAGAACTATATTCCGTATTAAATGGCTATATAAAACCTACAGTTATTAAAAGAAACAATAGGTTAAAAAAATGGCATTATGGTTACAACAAAGAATACGATGTTGTAGTTATAAGTAAAACCGGTATGATAGATGAGATCTATGAAGTACAAGGTTTAAAAATAGCTTTGCCATTAATAGATAACGCCTATCAAAGATCAAAGATAAAGGAGGAGCAATATTGGAGACAATTTGAAATTCCAAAAGAAATAATAAAAATAAAAAGTGTATTTGAATGGAATAAAAATTCTGATGCGTTTAAAGATAAGTGGTACAACTATATAGATAATGAGTTTAAATATCGAGAAGAAGGATTCTCATTCTATAACAATGGTAAACCAACATATATAACAGGCACACACTATATGTACCTACAATGGAGTAAGATAGATATTGGTGCTCCTGATTTTAGAGAATCAAACAGGTTATTCTTCATATTTTGGGAAGCCTGCAAAGCAGATTCAAGGAGTTATGGTATGTGCTATTTAAAAAACAGACGTTCTGGATTTTCATTTATGTCGTCTGCTGAAACTGTAAATCAAGCCACCATAACAAGTGATGCCAGATTTGGTATACTATCAAAGTCAGGGGCTGATGCCAAAAAAATGTTTACAGACAAAGTGGTACCTATATCTGTTAACTATCCTTTTTTCTTCAAACCCATACAAGACGGTATGGATAGACCTAAAACAGAATTATCATATAGGGTTCCTGCTTCTAAGTTTACAAGAAAGAAATTAGATTCAAACGAAAAACTAGCTGAGCTTGAAGGTCTTGATACGACAATTGACTGGAAGAATACAGGAGACAACTCTTATGATGGTGAAAAGTTAAGATTACTAGTTCATGATGAGAGTGGTAAATGGGAACGTCCAGATAATATATTAAATAACTGGAGGGTTACTAAAACAACATTAAGGTTAGGGAG